TGTTGGACCAATAAAAGCTATGCATCTTACGTGGAGTTTGGTACTGGTCCTAAGGGACAGGAAAAACACGAAGGGATTTCTCCAGATGTCACTCCTGCTTATACACTGACACCATGGTGGATTCATGAAAGCCAGGTAGATAAAAGAGTAGCAGAAAAATACCACTGGTTTCACATTGATACTCCGAAGGGAAGATTCTATCAGTGCACTGGACAACCGGCATATCCTTTCATGTATCCGGCATTAAAGGATAATGAAGATGCAATTGTAAAAGGAATGAAAGCGACATTTAAAGCAAATCTGGAGGGAAAATGAAAAATATAAAAGACAAAGTATATGAAGCACTTCTAACTGTTTCAGAACATGTATCAGATTCTTATCCTGGTACATGGGCAGAGGATGCGACAATCCAGTATGCAGAAGAACAGAACAATGTATTTGAAGCATCCAGTTCAGAAAATGGCTTACAGGAAGATAAAGCCTTTGTCAGATATCGGATTGATATCTGGGACAGAAAGAGTACATCAGCAACAGCTCTTGCAGTAGATGAGGCAATGAAAGCTACAGGTCTGAAACGGACAGAGTGTACAGATGTCATGGATCCATCAGTAATGAAGCATAAGCAGATGCGTTATGAAGGAATTGTCTCTATGGATTCAAAAGAGGTTTACTGGACATAAAAAGGAGGAATGAGAAATGTTAGCGAATGGAACAACCCTGGGATATAGGGAACATACAGATTCAACAAGTACCGCCTACACGGATCTTCCGGGTTTGAAAGAAATCCCGGAACTTGGCGTGGACATTGACAAGGAAGAAAATACCTGCCTTACAGATCCACACAAGATGTATGAAATTGGAATTGGCGATCTTCCCGATATCGTATATAAATTTAAATACGATAACTCAAAGGCAGACAGCCCTTATCGTGTAATGAGAAAAGCAGCAGACGATAAAAAAGTGCTGGATTTTCAGGAAAAGACCAAAGATGGTACAGTAACGGAATTTACGGC